GCACCAGATCCTGACTCGTTTGATGGCATAGTAATAGTTAGTGTTGTGCTTGTAGGCACAGATGTAACCATAAACTTTTTATCATTAAAATCTGCAGCCGCAAAATCAGAATTAGTTATTGCAGAAAAACTGTCTAATAATATTATGTCTTGTGCCGATATATTATGCGCACCACTAAAAGTTATTGTAACTTCAGCTGATCCGTTGGTCGTGCTGAATGCACTTGTAAGCGTTGTTGTAGATTTAATAGGGTGTATGTCATAATACACACCACCAGAGAAAGCATATAAAATTCTGTTTGTACCAATGATAGCGTATTTTCTAGCTAGACTATTTACGAAATGATGCAGTCCTCTACCAGCACCTGTAAGATTACTATCTCCTAGTTGTTTCCAACCACCTATTTTTTCAGGTATACCATAACGAAACCTAACATTATCACAGGATGTCTCCCCCCGCCAGTCTATTGTATAGACTATTTTGTTGGTTTAGTCAACTTAACACCTTTGAACCAAGCAGGTACGCCTAGTAAAGGTCTTTTATCTAAATAATTTTCTTTAGCCATTTTAGAGTTAGCTTTATTGTAGTGTAAAAATACTTGACCACAATCTTTACCTTTAAATTCTTCTCGCCAATGATCTAAATCACAACCAGAATAGATTAACATATCACCTGGTTTTAAAATTATCTTAATTCCTGCCTGACCTTTTTTGCCTGTTGGGTCTAAATATATCGGCCAGTCATCACCACCTAAATTTAATGTTGTAGATATTTCACATGAGTATCTATCTTTATGTCTAGCTAACACATCACCCTCTTTATATATTCTTGCATAAGAATAAGTAGGACTTAATTTTAATCCAGTATGTTTTTCCATAACTGGTTTTACTTCCTGTAATAAAGTTTCCATAACTATGTCACTATAATGTGAATAAGTATTAGGAACTTGCTCATCATTCCATATACCAAAATATTCTGTAAATGGTGATATGTATTTTTGATCGAATAAAAATCTTGCTACGTTTCTTTTATTTAAAAAATATTTGTAAACAAACTCTGCTAACTCTTTTGATATTGCATTTTTTAAAACACTATATTTATTTTTTTTAAACGACATTTAATACTCCTTTTGGTATTGCTTGGCAGTTCCAATGTATAAATCTAAATGGACTATAGCCCATATCTACAATGTACTGATGAGGTAAGTATGATGGAAAGAATATCATTCTACCTGGTTTAACTTTGTAATTAATTTGTGAGCTTGCATAAGTTATTTTTGTTTTATCTTTTTCTGGTAAAAGATTCATGACATTACCTGGTCTTGGATCTTCAAACATTGGTAATGATGTAGACTCATCTGCTTTTAAAAAATAAAAACCAGATATGTGACCGTTCCAATGTGTGTGTAAAGTGTGGTGTCCACCACCTTTTTTAGCAAATTCTTGTACCCATAATTCTGTAGTAAATACTTGATAATTAGTTAAATCAAATCCCATTTCACCTAATAAGTTATGTGCTGTTGCACCTATATAATTTTGTAATTCTACAAAGTTAGGATCACCAATTAATGTTGTTGAATGAAATACATGACCCATGTCACCTTTGTCACCAAATTTTTTATTACGTTCATCTATTTGTGGTTTTAATGTTTTTTTAGCAGCCTCAATATATTTATCTGATGCTTTGTTTAAACTATTTACAAACTTAGGTTCATCGGCCCACCATATAGGAGATGCAAAATATTGTTCTAACTGTAATTGTTTTGGATAACTAACTACTTCTTTTTTTATTTTTTGTTTTCTAGCTTTAGCTTTTTTCTTTTTCATATTATTTAAATGGGTATCCTAAGTTCCATATTACTAAACTGTTTCTTTCTCCACTTTTAACTGGACATACTCTATGCCATACAAAACTAGGAAATACAACTAAAGATCCTTTAGGTAATATTTGTTTGCATTTCATAATGTTGGGTTTTTTATCTGGGTCCATATTTCTAAAATCAAACTCTAGCTCACCACCTTTGTAATCTTTTGGATCTGATAATGTTACTGTTACAGATAACTTTCTAATTTTACCATGTGATGGGTCATTCGGATGTTGTCTAATATAAGGTTTATCCCAACTATCACAATGCCAATCATAGTATTGACCTTTTTTATATTTTGTAAACTGACAAGACTCACTAAAATCCCACTCAAAATTCCAACCTGCATTCGCATTTGCACTATGAATGTATGGTTGTATTTCTTTATAGATCCATCTATCATTCATCCAAACAATATTAGAATCTCTTTTTGTTTTTAAATCTTTAATTTGTTTTTGATTTAATTTTTTACTATTACCATAACCACCAGTAACCGCCATTTGATCTTGTAGTTGATGACCATACTTTACAATGTCATCACAGATCCTAGAAGGAACTGCTGATTGAAAATACCAATAATAATTTGCAAGATTCATATTCTTTCTTTTACCACCATAAAAATAATATATCTATTTTTAAGAAACTGTCAATGTTCCAGAAACTGTAAAGGTAGCTAATTTATCTCCACCAGGGTGAGTTGCTGTTGAGTTTGTTCCTGGAGAAACACCAAGGGTTGCAACACTAGGTGCTCTAACTATTACAATACCTGAACCACCTGCTCTTCCAACACATGGATTTCCACCTGCACCTCCACCGCCACCACCAGTATTAGCTGATCCTGCAGTTGCTACTCTTCCTCCAGCAGGTCCTTTACTTCCACCATCTCCACCACCACCAGCTCCACCATCCCCTGCTGTATGGCAAGGACTATTTCCACCTGGACCTGGAGGATATAAAGAAACTCCTCCACCTCCACCTCCAGCGTATGTTGTAGATGAATTATTTATATTATTTGGTGCTCCTGCACCTCCAGCTCCTGCTGTAGTAACTCCGCCTGTGCCTGGACCTCCAGATCTAGATACATTAGCTCCTGCAGCAGTTGCTCCACCTCCACCACCACCACCATTACAGTTTTGATTTCCTGATGCAGCATTACCACCTGCATTACCTTGAGGTGGATTTGTAGGGGGAGTATTACCCGCTCCTCCTGAATTTGAATTAGAAACAGCACCACCACCTGAACCTCCAGCAGCTCCAGCGCCTAAACCATTACCTGCTCCACCACCAGCTGATGTTATACTTGCAAAAACTGAATCATTTCCATTATTTCCTGTTGAATTAAAACACCCAGTAACTTCTGCACCACCACCACCGATTGTGATTGCATAACTTCCCATACCTAATTCTAATGCTGATCCTTGTAAAGGAGAAGGTCCATATCCCGATGCACGATAACCTCCTGCACCACCGCCACCACCATAATAATTAGATCCACCACCACCTGATGCACCGCCAGCTACTACTAAATAATCTACATTATAAAAAAAATTTGGCCATGTTCCTTGAGACTTGGCTTGAAATTGACTTTGCATTGACCACACACCACTTGCTTTGTTTAATTCTCTTACGATAACTATTCCTGGGCCACCATTACCACCAGCTCCAAAATTTCCTGATCCAGCATTTTTACCGCCACCACCACCGCCACCACCACCAGTGTTAGTTGTACCTGCTGATCCTGCTGCATAACTACATCCACCTGCTCCACCAGCTCCACCACCTCCTGTTCCTGCTGTTCCACCTGGAGCTGTAGGACCTGGCGACCAACCGCCACCACCTGCACCTCCGCCATAAACTCCACAGTTTGGAGTACCCGCTATAAAAGGACTTGTATCTAAACCTGCTCCACCGTTACCACCTGGACTTGCAGTACTTGGACTTCCACCACCATCATCTCCACCTGCAGCACCAGCTCCACCACCGCCTTTACCACCTCTATTTCCACCACTACCACCTGAATTTGATTGAGGAGAACCTGAAGTTCCTCCTCCTACAACACTTGGACTAAATAATCCTCCACCACCAGAAACACAGCCAATACTTGATGCTACTCCTGATGTTCCAAAAGCAGTAGAAGTTGGTTGAGAAGGTGGTCCACCTGTTCCTCCACCACCTACTGTAACAGATATTGGTCCACATACATTTATTTGACATGTAGCTATACCGCCTCCACCTGATCCACCACCACCTTGTGATGCGTAACCCCCATTACCACCACCGCCACCTCCAACAATAACTGATTGAATTACTCTTGTGCCTGGCTGTGTTGTGACTGTTCCTGAAGATGTTTTGGTTGTAACTGTATCTTTTCCAAACGAAGTCTTATTCGTTTTTCCAATTACTCCACCGTTTGCTGAGCCAACTTTTGATCTTGGCATTTAAGTGTCCTCCTATTCGGACACCCAAGCTGTGCCATTCCAATTGTATTTGGTAGGTGTTTCCGATTCGTCGTTTGATTTAGTTGCTTCCCAACCTGTTGTGTTGTCGGCTTGATATTTTGTTTCGTTCCAAGAAATTATATAAAACCATACAACTGGATCTGCACCATCATTTATAATTGTTGGATAAGTTATTGGTGCTTGCCAATCGTCATTTGAATCTAATGACCATGAAGCATGAGGTT